GACGCCGTGGGCGGCTCGGTCGAGGACTGGCGCAACCAGCTCAACGACCTGACGGCTACCGAGGCGCAGGCGAACCTCAACCGGATCGAAGAAGCGGTGCGGTCTCTCGAAGACACGCTCGACTCCACGTCCAGCGGCACCGAGGACTTCTGGACCAACTTCTTTGGCTACAACCTCCGCGCCTCGGTTCGCAATGTGCCCGGCGAGCTGCGCGACGAGATCGAGCGGCTTTCGCAGGAGTTCTCGAACGGCAACTCGTCGGCCGAAGAGTTCTACGACGCCGTGGACGAGGCGGTCGAACGGCTGGGCGAAGGTTCCGACGAATCCACCGAGTTCGCAGAGCGGGTGATCCAAGCGGCTCGGGCTCTCGAAGAGGCGAGGGACTCGGCAGAGGAAGCCGGGAATATCGTGCGCGCTCTGGGTGATGATACCGAAGACGCGCAGGCCGCTTTTGACGACCTCGGGAACTCTGCGGAAGAGGCGGGCCGTAGCATCGAAGAGGTCGCGGCCGAGAAGTCTGCTGCCTTCACCGCTGCGATGCGCGAGATGGCCGAGGGCATCGAGTCGGTCAACCGCGAGCTGGAATACATCGAAGCCTCGCAGGCTCTCGAAGAGCTGGGTCGTCAAGCCATCGAAAACGCCCAGAGCGCGGACGAGCTGGCGGCGGCTCTGGGCCGCGTGGCTGCCGCGCAGGATGCCCTCGACGTGGAGTATGGCAACAGCGTCGCCGGGATGGCTCGGGGCGACACGGGAACCGAAGCTGCGGCCTCCCTGCTGCGCCAGTTCGAGGGCTTCCGCGAGACCCCGTATTGGGACGTGAACGCCTACCGCACGGGCTACGGTTCGGATACTATCACCCTGTCCGACGGCACGATCCAGCGCGTCACGCAGGGGATGCGCGTCTCGGTGGCCGATGCCAACCGCGATCTGATCCGCCGGATCGAAACCGAGTTCGGCCCCATTGCGCGGCAGGCCGCCGGGGGCAGCCGGTTCGACACGTTCAACCCGCAGCAACAAGCGGCGTTGATCTCCATCGCCTACAACTACGGGGAAATCCCTGACCGGATCGCGGAAGCGGTTCGCTCCGGCACGAACCAAGAGATCGCCCAAGCCATCCGCTCGCTTGGCGGCGACAACGACGGCGTAAACCGGGGCCGCCGGAATCAGGAAGCTGGGCTCTTTGTCGCGACCGACCCTTACGAGGATGCCGCGCGCCGGGGGATGGAAGCGGACGAGCGCCGGGCCGAAGAGCAGCGCCGCCTCGCGGAAGAGGAAGAGCGCCGGGCAGCTCGGGCACAGGAGGCCACGGACGAGCGGCTGGCAGACGGTCAGTTCGAGCTTGAACAGCAGCGCCTTATCAACGCCGAGCGTGGGCGTGAAGCCGCGATCCGGGAAGCCGTGCGGGACGCCCGCCGGGAAGACCCGGACATCTCCGAGGCGGAACTGGCGACTATCCGGGAACAAGCTGGTGCCCTCTACGATCTGGAAACCGCGCAGGATCGCGTCAACGCGGGCAAGGAGCGTGCGCAGGAAGCCGAAGAGCGGGTCAACCAACTGCTGACCCAGCGCAACGCTCTGGAAGAGCAGTTCCGCATCGCCCAAGAGTCCGGCGACACGGAGCTGGCCGAAGAGCTGCGCGTCCGCATGTCCGAGGTCAACGCGGAGATGATGGCCGCCATCGACACGGCCCGGCAGCTCTGGGAAGCCGTCGGTGGGGCTGACGCCGAGACCGCCATTGCGCAGCTCGACGCGGCCACGGCCAGCGCCCGTCGGTTCGGTCAGGAAGCCACGAAGAACTACCTCGACTGGTCGCGCGTCGGAGACCTCTTCATCAACGGTCTGACCGGAGCCTTCGACAAGTTCGCGCAGGCCGTGGCAAACGGCGAGGACGCCGGGCAGGCTGCCCGTGAAGCGTTCCTTCAGTTCGCCTCGGACTTCCTGCTTCAGATCGCCAAGATGATCGTCCAGCAGGCGATCCTCAACGCCCTGAAGGCCGCCTTTGGGGGCACCGGCTTCGGCGCGCTGATCGGCATCGGCGCGGGCCACACGGGCGGCGTCGTGGGCAGCTCTCGGGTGGGCTCTGGCAACCAGACCCGCTCGGTGAACCCGGCCGTCTTCGCAGGGGCCATGCGCTACCACACGGGCGGCATGATCGGTCTGCGGCCGGGCGAGGTTCCCATCATTGCGAAGCAAGGCGAAGAGATGCTGACCCGGGACGACCCGCGCCACGCGCTCAACGGTGGGGCAACCCCGTCGGCTCCGGCTCGTGGCGGCAACACGCGCGTCGTCAACGCTTTCGACGGCACGTCCTTCCTCGAAGAAGCCCTGAAGACCCGGGCCGGAGAGGAAGTCCTTCTCAACTACGTGTCGGCCAACCGCTCGTCCGTCCGTTCCGCGCTGGGGGTCTGACATGGCGAAGAAGGCGATCTTCATCTCGCTCGACAACTCGGGCTCTATGGCCGGTGCGAAAGCTGCCGCCCTGCGCATGTCCATGATCCAGCTCCTTGACGGGTTCTCGGACTTCATCGACACGCCCGGCAACACGCTCGATCTCGGCCTCTGCGTCTGGTCTGACACGGCCGAGACTCGCGTGTGGCGGTCGATCTCCCGGGCAGGTCTTGGCGGTGCGGTCTCGTGGCTGGACAGGTTGACCGGCGACGGCGGCGGCACGAACTTCGCGGCCTTCGCGCCTTCGGCCTTGACCTTCTTCGAGGAAACGCTGGGCACGACCTACGCTGACCGCTCGATGATCTTCTTGACCGACGGGGAGCCCACCCCCCTGTCTACGGCCGACACGGCAGCGGCCACGCTGGCGGACGTGCTGGACACGTCCACGGCCCCCTTCACGACGCTCAACGGCACGGCGGTCAACTGCTACGCGGCGAACATCGAAGTCGGCACGACCACGCACACGGCCAAGCTCGACAACACGGGCGCAGACGGGGTTCCGGTGATCTCTGGGAGCACACGCGCCCTGACTGCCTACCTGAAGGCCGTGACGCTGCCGACGCCCTCCCACCGGCTTTGGGGCTGGCCGATCCAATGGTCGAACGGCTACGAGGAAGAGCTGGCGTTCCGCACCGAGATCATTGTCAGCCGGGACGGCCACGAACAACGGATCGGGCAGCGAATCAACCCGCGAACGAACTACGATTTTTCCTCCGTCCTGCGCGGCGAGAACTTCCGCTCGGCCTTGACCCGGATCAGCAAGAACCAAGGCGGGAAGTTCTTCATCCCGCACCCCCGGGAGCCGGTCGTGCTGGCCTCTATCCTGTCCAGCGTCGGGCTCTCGTTCACCATGCAGGGGGCGACGCCCGACTGGCTCGTGCCCGGCGTCTACATCATCCTGCAAGGCCGAGACGGCAAGACCGCGCTCGGCGTGGTGATCGGCATCTCCGGCTCGCAGGTGAACCTCGCGGCGGCCGTCGGCCAGACCTTCCCCGTGGGGAGTCAGGCTCGCCTCGCTTTCGAGGGCCGGTTCGACGGGGCGACCGAGTTCAACGTCCTGACCAGCGACCGGGCCACGGTGCAGACGCAGTTCACGGGAGACCCGGTGGACACGCCGCACCCGACCTTTGGTGCGGCCCCGGTCACGCTGGACGGCGTGGAGTTCTGCGACATGCGGCCGAACTGGCGGCGCGGCGTGGAGCTTTCGGTCGAGCAGCAGATCGAGCTTCTGGACCTCAACCGGGGGGCCAGTGACGCGCTGTTCCCGATCACCTTCTCACCGCGCACGCTGAAGCTCAACTTTGCCGCTCGCAACATGACGGAACTCGACCGCATCCTCGGTCTGTTCTACCGATCCAGCGGCCGCAGGAAGCGGTTCTTCATGCCGCTCTGGACTGACGAGATCAGGCCCCTCGGCTTGACCCTCTCCGGCCAGAGCGTCGTCACCGTGCCCGGCTCTGACTTCGCCTCGGCCTATGGGGCGGACCTCGCCTACAAGCGCATCCTCGTGCGCCGCCGAGGGGTCTTGGCCGACCTCTACCTTACCGTGGAATCGGTCACTCTGGACGGGGCGGGGAACTCGGCCATAAACCTTGCCGACCCGGCACCCGACGACATCATCCCGCAGGAGATCACAAGCATGAACTGGATCATGCCTGTCCGATTCGCCAGTGACCGCCTGACGGTGGACTGGCTGACAGACGGTGTGGCCCAGATCACGATCTCCGTCACGACATTGGAGCACGAAGCATGACCTACGACGCCCGCGAGACAAGCCAACAAGACGGCCTCATGGCCTCCCTCTTCCTGATCGAATACGGCGAGACGGACAGCGCCTTCTTCGCCTACACGGACGCAGACCAAGCGATCACGTTTGGGGGCAAGACCTATCTGCCCACGACCATCGGCCGGGAGAAGATCGAGGCGGCCGGGAACAGTCTCGACAACACGACGCTTCGGATCGACATCACGCCGAACGCTTCCATCGTGACCATGTTCCGGGGGCGGCTCCCCTCGCACGCGATTCGCCTGACCATCTATCAGGGGCACGCGGATGACCCGGACCTCGACTTCAAGGTGGTCTGGACTGGCCGGATAATCTCGGTTGCCCGGAAGACCAAGTTCGCGCAGATCGCAGCCGAGCCCGTCAGCACGTCGATGCGTCGAGCCGGGCTGCGGCGGCACTACCAGTATGGTTGCCCGTGGGCGCTTTACGGGGACCAGTGCAAGGCGAATAAGGCTGCGGCGAGGGTCAACCCGCTCGCGGTCGATGTCGGCAAGAACTTCATCACCTTCGAGGCCGGATGGTTCAACGCTCTGCCGGTCGGCAAGTTCGTCGGCGGCTATGTGCAGTGGACCGACAACGAGACGGACATCGTGCAGACCCGGACGATCCTGACGCTCGGTGCGACCAACACGCAGGTTATCGTCAACGGCGATGTCTTCGGGCTGGCGGCCGGGGAGCAGGTGCAGGCATATCTTGGGTGCAATCACCAGCTTTCCGATTGTGAGCATCTGCACCACAATGTAGTAAACTTCGGAGGGCAGCCTTGGATTCCCAAGGACAACCCGACGAAGCTGACCAACCAGTTCTATTGACGGAGGATGACATATGCCTTGGTGGTTCCTGATCCAGCTCGCTATCGGCGTCGCGCTCATGGTCGTGGCATACGCCCTCGCACCCAAGCCCAAGCAGGCGAAACCTGCGGCATCGTCTGACCTCGAAGCCCCGACGGCGGAAGCGGGTCGGCCGATCCCCGTGATCTTCGGATCGCTGGAATTGAAGGGCGGCAACGTGATCGGCTTCTGGGACAAAGAGAAGCACGACTTCGAGATCACGGCATGACGACCACGCAGGACATCGGGGACTTCATCGTCACCATCGGGGACGTTCGCAAGTCGGGGCATTGTGCTGCCGGGGCGCGGGAGTTCTTCGAGGCCAACAAACTCGACTTTCGTGCCTTTCTGCGCGACGGTGTGAAGGCAAGCACGCTCCTTGCGACCGGCGACGCCCGGGCCGAGCAGGTCGTGAACAGGACGAGGACTCGCCGCTATGGGTAAAAGGAGCAAGAAGCCTAAGATGCGAGTGACGGAGTATTTTTGCTCCGTCCACTACGGCCTCTGCCAAGGCCCCGTCGATAGGCTCAACCATATCCGAATCAACGACAAGATCGCGTGGTCGGGTCGGGTCGGCCAAGAGGCCGTCTTCGAGATCAACAAGCAGAAGCTCTACGGCGGGATCAAGAAGGAAGGTGGCGTCCAAGGGTATGCCGTCTACCAGCCCGGGTCGTTCGACCAATTCAGCTCGGCCACGGCCGCTGCCAAGGTCGGCAGGAACGCAGGGAACGCCCCCGCGTATCGCGGTCTGGCGAATGTCCTCCTGACCGGGCACCCCAGCTTGGCGAACGAAGAGGCCCCGGTCGATAACGTGAACGACGGCGGCTCCGGGGGAACCATAGTCAGTGGGTTCCTCGGGCTATTCTCGGCGCTCTTCAGCGGTAAGGAGAACGGGAGCGGGTCGCAGGTCGGGAGCCGCAGGGGGTTCTACTGGTCCGCGAACCAGCCCTACATCTGGCCCTGCGCCTTCCATCTGACACGCATCCCGAACGGCTGGTATCCCGAGCGGGCTCCCATCTACTTCGGGCTGGAAACCCCGAGAGCCATTCACTTCGCCATCGACAACTCCGGCTCTATGACGGCGGATCGCCGGAACACGGTCAAGGCCGCCTTCTCCGGGCTTGTGGCACAGCTCCGTGGGCTGGTCCTTAGCGGTATGCAGTTGAGCCTCGGCGTCACGATCTGGGGCGGCAATCGAAGCTCCCAGACATACCTCAACGTGACCGAAGCCAACCTGCTTTCGGCCGAAAGCTTCGTGAACACCGCGCTCAACGGTGCCGGGGGAGGCACGGACTTCACGCAAGCCGCGCAGGGGGCCGTGGAGTTCTTCGATCAGACCTTGGCGTCGAACCTCGACCGGCGGATCAACTTCTTCATCACGGACGGCCTCGCGACCGGGACGACGCACGAGCAGGCCCGGACAATCATGAGCGATCTGCTCGACCGCTCTTCCGGTTCGTTCAACACCGGGGCGGGGACGGACGTTGACTGTTACTCGGTCAATATCGTGGAGCCCAACACCGACCAGTCCGACAACCTCGACAACACGACGGGCACGCTGAAAGACATCACGACCGACGGGGAAGTCCCGGTGATCGGGGCGAACGAGGCGGCCCAGCTCACGAACCTGATCTTCGAGGCTTTGAGCGGCGGGATTGACCCGTCTGCCAACCCAGCACACATGATCCGTGAGGCCCTGACCGACCGGGCGTGGGGCATGGGCGCGCACCCGTCTGCCATCGACGACGTGGCCTTCAGGGCGGCGGCCGACGTGTTCTTCAACGAGAGCTTCGGCCTCTCGATGATCTGGACGCAGCAGCAGTCGATCCAATCTTTCGTGCAGGAAGTCCTCGACCACGTGGAAGCCAACCTCTACGTCGATCCTGCGACCGGGAAGTTCGTGCTGAAGCCGATCCGGGACGACTATGACCCGGACACGCTCGACGTGTTCGACGAATCCAACTGCACCGTGCGGGACTTCCAGCGCCGGTCGCCCACCGAGATCACCAACGAGATCAACCTGACGTGGACGAACCCGGAGACCGAAGAGGACGAGGTCATCACGCAGCAAGACCTCGGCGGCATCGTGGTCAACGGCGGGGAGATCATCTCCGACAACCGGAACTACTACGGCATCCGGGATCGCCGCTTGGCGGCCATCGTGCTCTCGCGCGACCTCTCGGCCGTGACTGCGCCTCTCGCGACGGCCGAGGTCGAGGTTGACCGCTCGGCTTGGCGGTATGCCCCCGGAGACGTGCTGAAGCTCTCTTCGTCCGAGCACGACGCGGAAGAGCTGGTCATGCGGATCGCCAAGATCAACTACGGAAAGCCCGGGGACTCCAAGATCGTCGCGTCTCTGACGCAGGACATCTTCAGCTTCGCCCGGCCGCAGGTCGTTCTCCCCCCGGAGACCGAGCTGGAATCGGGGGCCAGAGAGCCCACGGTCATCGAGTATGTGGAGTTCATGACGCTCGGGTATTTCTTCGCCGCGAACCTCATTCCGCCGACGGCGCAGATCGGCGTGGAATACCCGGACGCCTTCGTCGGAATCCTCGCCTCGTCCCCGAACCCGGACGTGACCGCGATCTACATTCTCGGGGAGAGCGTGGATGCTGCTGGCAACACCTACGCCGAGCCCACGGGCACCATCATGCCGGTCGCACGCGGCCTTCTGGCCGAGGACTTCGTGAAGGAGGCCGAGACCCTGACGCCCGGCTTCAGCAGCCTCACGACCGGCTCCGGCCCCACCCCCGGCGGCTTCGCCCTGATCGGTCTCGAAGACGGTTCGGAGCAGGGCCGGGAGATCGTCATGTTCGTGAACAACGACGGGTCGAACTGGACGATCAAGCGGGGCGTTCTCGACACGGTTCCGCGCGAGTGGCCCATCGGCACGCCGATCCGGTTCTTTGGTGCGACGGACTTCATCACGGACGCGGAGCTGGAAACAGCCTTCTCGCCGCGCGACTACAAGATGGTCATGCAGACGACCCTCGGGGCCTACCCGGAGTCTCTGGCCCAGACCGAAACATTCATGCCGGGCGAGCGCGCTTGGCTGCCCCGCCGGCCTGAGAATGTCCGGGTCGCCGGGTCCGCTTGGGATCGGGTTGACGCGAACGAGCTGACCGAGATTCCCGTCACGTGGTCGAACCGGAACCGCCTGACCGAAGACACGCAGGTTCTCGCTTGGGACGACCCGAGCGTCACGCCCGAGCCGTCGCAGCTCACGAAGATCACGATCCTCGACGCCGACACGCGAGATGTCGTCAACGAGATCGAAGACCTGCCGGGCGAAAGCTATGCAATACCGAAGGCTTCCTTTGGATCGGCAACTCGGGCTATTGTCCGGGTGACATCTACCCGCAGCGGCTTCGAGTCGCTTCAGGGCCACGAGATCGAAATCACAATCGCTTCGGGCTATGGCTACGGCTACGGCCTGTCCTACGGAGGATAGAATATGCCCATGAGAGAGACCCCCGGCCTCGGCCTCAACGCCTTCTGGGACTTGGGTGCCGACGGCTGGAACACCGGCATGGACACCAACCTGCGGCTTCTCTCGGCCGTGGTCGGTGCCCGCGTCCAGTCGCGCACGTCGGCCTTGCCGGGCTCTCCCTCGGCGGGCTCCATCTACATCGTGCCCGTCGGGGACGCGACCAACGGTAGCAAGCTGGCGGTCTGGGATGGCCCCACCGGGGCGAAGCAGTGGGTCTACATCACGCCGCAATCCGGGTGGCACTTCTACGTCGTGGACGAGGGCATCAACGTCCAGTGGACCGGCACGTCTTGGGTCGAGTTCGCGGCTGGCGGCGGTGGGGGTGGCACGTCCATCTCCGGCTCGCAAATTCTGATCCAGCTCGCCCAGACGACCGGGCAGGTAATCGACACGACGACCGAGACCTTGGCTTTTGGGAACATCGTCTCGGACGACAACGAGTATTTCAACGCGGCCGACAACACGATCCGAATCCCGGAGTCGCAGGAAGGTCGAACGGCCGTCTTCGTCGCCCACACCAAGCACACGGCCGACGGTGCTGGGGCCATCGAGACGACGCTTGAACGGTCGGAAGACGCGGGCGTCACGTGGGTTCCCGTCGCCAGCTCGGCCGACGAGGAAGACTACTTCGGCACGACGACCTTGACCGCCCTCGTCACCTTCATCGGCGGGGACTGGTATCGGTTGCGCCACACAACCTCGGCCACCAAGACCACGAGCGGTGACGCGCAGACCTCTCTCGCAGTGACGACCGTGGGTGCCGGGCAGGTCGGCCGGATCGTTCGCACGACCTCGAATCGGGTGGTCCCGAACCACATCTTCCAGTCTGGCGACTTCGGGGAATGGACGAACTTCACTGCCTCGGGAACGCTGAAGGTCTACATTCCCCCGGATCGTGAGGCTGACCACGTTCTGCACCCGGACGGCTACGCCTACATGGGCCTTCAGGGCAGCATCGGCGGCCCGTGGTATATCGAGCAAGTGATTGACCTTCCGACCGACCCGTCCTCGATCACGGTCTATTGGGACCAGCACACCCGGCTCGTGGATGACCTCATGCGCTTGGAGCTGGACTTCCTCGACGCCAGCGACCAGATCATCGGCCAGTATGTCGGGGGCGGCCGCCTGAACTCGGCAATCCAGCTCTGGGAGACCTTCGCAGATACAGCCGCGAACATTCCGACCGGGACGACGAAGGTTATGCTCCGTCTCAACACAATCGTCACGGGTGGTCCGCAACAGATAAACGTGACCAACGTGCGGGTCGTGACTACCACACTCGGGGTCTCCGGCATGTTGCCCGGGTCGATTTACGCCTACTTGCCGAGCATCGCGACGAATCAGAACAAGGTGCTTCGGGTCAACTCGACCGGAGACGACGTGGAGTGGGGCGGCAGCCCGATCCGGTTCCGTGCCGGGCCTCTCGACGAGCCCGAGGTCATGGACCTTCAGTTCCTCGGGACGGCCTTCAACGCGGTCAAGACCGGCGACACGATCCAACTCTCGTTCACCGGGGGTCTTGCGCTCCACGGGGCGGCCGGAGAGGTCAGCGGTGCGGTAACGAAGCTGACGATCACCGGAGCGGGTGCTGGCATCACGTCGCCGGTTCCCGGGGAGATCGAGATCACCATCCCGGGGCCGGGCGAGACCGCTCCCCCGGCCACGACCATCGAAGAGGTCGAGGGAATCAACGCAGTCCGTTCGGCCATGTCCAGCGACCAAAACGGGCAGCCGCTCGTGTGGGATCAGGGGGCGAACGCCTTCATCCCGCTCCCGGCGAACTTCAGCCCCA